TTCCCGCGCCGAACGGTATTGCAGCGTATCGGACGGGTTAATGTCCATCCAGACTGGGGATGCGTATTGCTGCCATAGTTGGACCGGGAACTCTTCGGACGTGTGCCCTACGCGCTCCGGGTTTTCTCCCGGCTTCCGCATGGTCACAAGATAATCCGGCACCCCCTGACGGCTCATGCACGAGTCCTTGCGAATCTGCTTATGGAGCAGCCCAAGGGCTTTGGTGCGCTGCATAGCGGTAACAGGGTCTTTCCAGATACAGACCTCGGAATGGTAGATGAATCCAGCCTCTTCAAATGCGCGGATAATCTCGCCCCGAAAGTCCCTGATCCCGATAAACCCATTGCGGACTTTGGACGTGGGCAGGTTCATGCAATGGATGGAGACGAGTCGCCCCGGCATGAGTGCGCGGTACTGCTCGGCAATCAGGAACTTGTAATGCTGCCAAAACTCATCCGTATTCTTCGCGTTTCCCATGTCGCGCTCTGAATTGGAGTAGGTGTAGAGCGATTCAAATGGTGGGGAGTAGACAGAATAGTGGATGCTGTTCTCGGGAAGCTCCCGCGCCAGTTCTACGCAATCGGCAAGGTGCATCTCCCAATCGTCTTCTTTATTGCACTCCCGCTCGTAAGTTGAGACGCTCCGCACCGTGCCGTGCAAGTTCATCCGCGTCAAGTCCTGCATGTTGGCTTGCATCTCTTCCGCCATGTTCTCAGCCTCTCTTTCTTTCCGTTTCAGGTTTTCGAGTACGTTTCCCTCTGTCGATGCGGCGATGATGTGAACGTGAACGGGCTCGGTTTGCCCGAATCGCCAGCAACGGCGGATTGCCTGAAAGAACTGCTCCCATGAGTCATTTACCCCGGCGAATATCATGTGCGAGCAAACCTGATAGTTCACTCCAAACCCCAGGATTGAAGCCTTGCTCACCATCACGGGAATCTCGCCTTGTGCGAACTCCAAGGAAAGACGCGCTTTCTCTTCTGGTGGATCTGAGCCGGTCAATTCAACCGAATCAGGGATGGCCGCATTGATGGCCTCGCTCTCCCGATTAAGATTGCACCAAATCAGCCAAGTCTCTTCCGGCTCCGCTTCCACGATCCGCACAACTTCCCTCACGCGATCATCCACAGTGGAACGTCTCGCAGCCAGCCTCTCGCCTAACGTCTCCGCTGGCATAGCGAACAGCATCCCTTCGCTCGGCGTGTCCACGTCCACGATGTGCTCGTGATATCGAAGCGGGGGCAAAATGAACGGCCCATCGTCGTAACCCACGTCTGACGGCTTGCGAATGTTGACGGCCCATGAGCAAACCCACTTCCAGAACTCCGTGCGGGCATGGCCTTTGAGTCGCCACTTCTGCGTCTCCCCCCCATCGTGTGTAAAGAACATCGAGAGCATCTCAGTCGCGGTCATAACCCCTAGGAACTCCGCGTGGTTGCCTAGTTCCATGTGATCGTTCGGGGCTGGGGTCGCCGTCGCCGCCAATTTGTATGGGGTGTCGCGGAAGGTGTCAATCAGTGCTTGCCGTGTTGCCCCGTCGAACGATTTCAATATGCTCGATTCGTCCAGCACCACCCCGGAATAATCCTCCGCATCGAAGTGCTCCAACCGCTCGTAGTTTGTGACCACGATATGCTCATCTGCTGCGTCTTCGGGATGTTTGCAGTATTTAGTGTGGATGCCGAACTTCTGGCCCTCTGTGACCATCTGGTAGGCCACGGCGAGCGGGGCCAACAGCAGTACCGGCACCCCAGTATGTTCGTAGACGCATCGCGCCCACTCCAACTCAATCAAGCTCTTTCCCATGCCCGTGCCCAGAAACGCAGCCGCACGGCCCAGGCGCAATGCCCACCCCGTCACGTCGCGCTGGTGCGGGAACATCGCAGGGCACAGCGGAGGCACTTCGGTAAGGCCGGAGACAACCGGCGTGAATCGCTTGGCCTCGAGGAACTTGTCGTATTCTCCCCACTGGCGTTGCATGGGTAGAATCATCTCGGCCCCCATGACCGTATCGTGCGATGTGATTACCATTTCCCTCATGCGTTCACCCTCATCTGTGCTTTCTTGATATCAATCGCGTTAGATAATTGCGCTTTGGTGGTGCCGGGAGGAACTGTTATCCGAAGTATTCTCGCGAGTCCCAACTGCTTTTCTGTCGGCGGGTCTGGTCTGGTTCTCCATCGTGCATCCCGCGCCAGCAACGGCTTCACGCCTCCATTGTCGAGCACCCACCGGTCTGCAAGGCTCATCGCTCCCGGCAAGTTCTGCGAAGTGAAGTCTGCTACCGCTTCCCCTACCTTCCCCTTCACTGCCCAGTCGCCGCGCAAGTCTTGAGCCACCTGCACGAGATCCCGACCCACTGCCAGCATGTACCCATCCGTAGATTTCCGCCACGCCAGTTCACTCAATCGCGCAATCTCTGGAGGGTAGTTGACTTGGAAAAGGGAGATGTTCTCTGCGATGCTCTTGAGTTGGTCGAGGCTCTTGATGTCCTGCACGTTGGCCGTTGGGAACTCAGCCGCCATCCGGTCGAGTTTTTGCTTCGCCTTCGAGTACGACTCGCCTTTCATGTCCAAGTCTTTTGGCAGTCCGAGCAGGGTAGAGATGGTCGTCAGGGAGTGCTTCTTACAGTTGTCCACGACATCAATCACGATGCAGTTTTCTTTCCCGTCGCAGATGCGAGTGCCGCGCCCGATCTGCTGGACATAGCGCAGTTCGCTTTTAGTCGGCGCCGCTGAGATGATGCACTGGATTTCAGGATCGTCGTAGCCAATGGCAAGGACGTTGCAGTTGCAAAGGACTTTGTACTCCCCGGTCTTATGCCGGCGAATCTTTTCATGCCGCTGCGGGTCGTCTCCCCAAACCGCTTCCGCTGGCTCTCCATGGGCCGTGAACGCCGCCGCCAGATCGAGCGCGTGTTGCACGTCCACCGTGAACGCTAGGGTCCGTTTCCCGTAGGCAACCTTGTACCACTCTTTTACGATGATGGCGTTCCGCTCTGGAGTGTTGACAGACTTCTCTAGCTCATCCTGCGCGAAGTCTCCGAGCCGGGTCTTGATGCCGTCGAGCTTCGCGTTGCCGTCCACCCGGTATCCCACCAGATCGCACAGCCAGCCGTCGGCTATACCCTTCTGGATGCCCATGTCAAAGACGATCACATCGAACAGTTCCCGCAAGCCCTTGCCGTCTGAGCGGTTCGGCGTGGCGGTGATGCCGAGAAACAGCAGCCCGTCAGGGTTGGGCTCAAGTAGGCCGAAGTGGTCATAGACCCGCTTGAAGGAATCTGAGATGCCAATGTGCGCCTCGTCTTGGATGATGAAGTCGAAGTCGAAGGGATCGAAACGCCGGAGGCGATCCGATCCCTTTCTCCCTAATGTCGGCACCGACGCGATGATTATGTCTGGAGGATACAGGCCATCCATATCGACCCATGACCCTGCCATTTCTACCCCGATGCGGAGTTGCGGGTTGGCTTTCTGGAACGCCATCGATCCCTGAACCGCCAGCGTTTCCATGTGAACTAAAAACATCCCCCGCTTGTGGAATCCGTGATACTCCCTAACGCGAGATGCCACCCGTGTTTTGCCGAGTCCGGTCGCCATCACTATGAGTTGGCGGTTTAGGCCAGCTCGACGGTGCTTGACACTCGCCAGTAGACAATCCGACTGATAACCCCGATCTTCCACGCCTACCCCACAATGATCTTTGATTCCCACACCCGGATTGCGCCGGAGCCCACGAGAGTTTCCGCCGCCTTGTTCATCGACCTCACCAACTGGCCGATTTCCTTTTCCTTCGGCGTGATGAATTCAGCCTTGAGCTTGGTAGCATCCACCATCTCCCAGTTCCACTTTGTCCGAAAGGACGTTCCCTGAATCTCTGGAACGGTTGACGGCAACACCACCGGAGCAACTTCGAGATTTACAGCCTCTTCCAGAATCTCCTCTGCGGCGGCTGCGTTGCCCGTAGCGGCGACTTGACGGGCTTCCTCCATCAATCGGGTCTGTTCCCGCTCGTAAGCCTCTTGCTGGGCCTTCTGCGCGGCTTCACGGCGCATCCGCTCCTGTTCCGCGGCGAATCCCTCACGCTCGGTCTTGAGGCGCTTCACTTCGCCCTCGGCCGCCTCCAGGTTGTCGCCCCGGAGCTTAGTCACCGTCCTGTGCGCCTTGAACAGTCCAGCCGCGAACGGTTCAAAGAGTTCGGTGATCTCATCCACCACGGACTTGAGCGCCTGAGTCTGCTCGGTGGCCGCGCGGTAGTTGGAATCGTCAGGGTCGTTGCGCCCGACCTTGATGGCCTTGGACTGGACAACAAGAGCCTCGCTCATGGAGACGAGTGACTTGAGTTCGGGGAGTGACTTGAAAAAGGATTCAATCTGATTCTTCAAGTCAACTTGCAAGCTTGTCGCCTGCGCTTCGATGGAGACAAGTGATGTGGACATGGTTTCAGCCTTTCGTGTTGCGCTGTTGCCGATATGGATTCCGTGGCAGAGTTGGCAGCGATAAGAGCGGGGAAACATCCCGTCTATCAGGGGCAGAGAATCAACTACTGGTTTCGCTTCTTCGTGGCTGGAGTAAACCACTTTCCCTTGGCACCCGCGAACGATTCTTTTGCGCTGCTCTTTCGACAGGTGAGCTATCGGCTTCCGGCCCACCGTCTCGTACCACTTAATCCATTCGCGGTTGGTAATCGTGTTCATTTCAAGAGTTTCTGGTTAATGCGGAACTGCGTCAACATCAACGCAGCCAAGAAGATTTTCTCGTCCTGCCGGTCCTCATGCTCTTGCGCGAAGTAGAACTTCCCAACACCGTTCGGCTTGTCTAAGAGGTACACCGCCATGCGCTTGCACGACACCGAACCGTCGCCCCGGAACGGAATGGCTTGGCCGGCAGTCTGGATTTGGTGGCTTGGCTCCCGGTCACAGCACGTTTTCAACTCGACTACGGCTGGGATCGCTGCACCGCTGGCGTCCTTGGGTCCGAGAAAGCCGAAGCGGTCAATCGTCATGGCGTAGGTCATGCCGTTCACGCGAACCGCGCAAGGCTCCTCAATCCAGTTGGGGTCGGGAGTGAAGTGAAAGTCTTCGCAGAACTGCACCCAGCCCTTGAGACGCGGCCCGTACTTCGGATGGTTGATCAGCTTCGTCCAGTCTTCCGGCTCCAGGTCGTCCTGGTCATGCAACGCGGTGTACTCGTGAACCCGAGTACCGAACGCCGCCTTGTTTGCCAGCACGTCAGGAGCGACGGCTGAGTAGTCCACGAGGCCAGCCGCACCGAGGATTTGCGTCAGGCTGATGAGTGGCTTGCCTTGGAGATGGTACTTGTGGCCATTGGGTTCAAACGTGAGGCCGTCTTCTGCGCGAAAGAATTCCATCAGTCCGCCTCCCGTGCTGCCAGCATTGCATCGGCTATCCGGTACGCTGCTGCGTATATACCGTCCGTATCCCCCCGATAGTTCTGCATGAGTGCTGCCAACGCCACCATCGCAAACTCGTCCCGCAGTGTTTTGTATGTTGGTTCCGGTGCTTCCATTTGGTTCCTCCTGTGGGTCTTCGATCTTGGTGTAAGGGAACTTTCCCTTGATGGCTTTTTGGTAGTAGCTGTAGGCGAAGGGAACACGCCGCAGAGATAGAAACACATCCTCTGGAACTCCAGTGTGCTCCCCTTCGCCTTTCCGCCATCGGCACCGCAGAGTCCCGTCTTCCCACCCTACGGCGATGAGTTGATGGTTGGGGTCTCGGACGCCGTGCATCTGCCTCAGAATGGAACCTTGGTAAACGGAAAGCTGACTGGATCGTTCTTGATATGCTCAGCGAAGAATTGGCCGACGCTGACCGCGCCCACCAGCCCCTCGTGGAGCTTGTCTGAGACGTTCTGGTAGTGGTACTCGGACGGTCCCTTCTTGGACTTGAACCGGATGCCAAGCGTGTTGGTTTCGGGGTCGTGTGCCACGGCCTCAATCTGCGAAGATTCAACTGCCTTGTATTTCATTGCCGGATTTTCCTTTACTTGTTTTGGTGAAAGCGAAATTCAGGATCGAGCAGATCGATTGCCTGGTTGTAAATCCGCTTCGGCATCTCATCCCGGCTTCCATTCCAGCCGAGACTTGCCAACTGCCGAGCCGACTGCTCATCCGTAACCGATACTGACTTCATGATGGCGAAGTAGCGATTCGATTGCGGCTTGCTGATGGGAAGTTCAAACTTCCCAGGTTGCAGGACCTCGCCCTCGGGAAAGACACCGGAAAGGTTTTGCTCCGGGCCCTGGGAGTCTGCTGGCTGCGTCGATGGGGCTTGGGTGGAGGGTTGAGCACCCTTGCGACTGCGGGGCGTAATTACGGGCTCGGAGTCGTCGTGCGATATTGCACTAGCCGGAGGCTGCACTTTCGGCATGACCGACGCAGGGGTGACGGCTTGAGGGTGAGGGCTTGAGTTGTTCCCATCATCGTCTGTTCCGCCTACAGCCATGCCTGTGGCGGCAAGCAGCGTGTAACGTTCGAGGTATGTGACTGCCGACCCGATGGACTGGATAGCATTCTTTCCACCGGAACTGTCAGCCAATGACCGGAGGGTGGTTTCTTCACTGTGACCCTTCCGGTGCTTGAGGACGCAGGTGACACATATTTCGGTGGCATTCTGCTCGACCTTCCACCGATGGTTAATGCCAACTGCGCTCAATGCTGGGATGATGGTTGCGTTCACGTTGTCCAGTGTCGCGTAGGCGTACTGAGTCGTGCCCTTCTGTGTCTCAAACTTCGCCGTTTGATTCTTGGCGATCCTGAGAACGGTTGACTTGAATTCGGCCATCGCGTTGTCGAACTCCTTGCGAGCCTCGTTCGCTTCCCACCGCTCTTTGAACTCCATAAGCTGCTGGAGTTTGTCGATGTCTGCGCCTTGGGTCAAGGCGATCCGAAGCATGTCCATCGGAGTTATGTCGCGCTCCGGTTGAAGAGTTACCAAATCTGTGCTCATGTGTTTCCCCTCTTGAAGTGAATCCCGCCTGCCCAGTGACTTGTGCAAGGAGCCGGTCTCCGCTACGTTCCAAGCTAGGCTTCCACCTTTACGGGGGCGGGAATGTGGTTAGGCGTGAACGTCCACGCCGGCAGTTTCAGGAGTCTTGATCGTCGATCGTCTCCGGTGGCGGGTTCAGCCGCAAGTTCTCCGCTTCGACGGCAAAGGCGTAGTCTCCCGGATCGTCCTGATTGTTGTTGACGGTGAGGGCGAGGAATTTTGCCGCCATCGCACACTTCTTCCTGCCGTAGGGGCCGTGGTAGATGTTGAAGCACACCACCGTATGCAGATACGCCTCCAACTCATCCCGCAGCTTTGCGGTGTTGTCTGTGAGCGGCGTACCCTCTTCGATTGTTCCATCATCCTTGATAAACTTCATTGCCGAACTCCCTTCTTTACGGATTAAAACATGAGCCGCGTGGGATTGCAAGAAGTTTCTTGCTTTTATTTTGGTGGTGTGTTTATATAGGTCCATGAAGAAGCAACGGCGTTCCTACACTCACGGTGAAGCGCAGCGGGTGCTAGTAAACTGGCTCACTGAGCGCGGCATGTCATCAACCACCTTCCAGCGGTGGCTTTCGGGGCACGGCATCGAGATTACCCGAACCTATTGCGATGCCATGACGAATCAGAAGTTGAGCCCCGGACCGAAGTTCAAACAGGTGTTCCGCGAGATAACCGGCATCCAGCTTGTCGATGGGCTGGTAGAGGACGAGCACCGAGAGGCATGAGGAGGACGGCATGAGCGAGAAAGCGATGCGAAAGAGTCGTAAGGGAATACGCGAGATAGGGTGGGGATACAACGCATCCGATGATGAAAGTTGCATCTACGATAATGGCCATCTGGACAGGGCGAAGTTTATCACTGACATTCAACTTGCGCCCGGACTTGACACTCCGAAAGACGTGCTTATTCGCTTGACCGTGAGTGACGTGAAGCACATGCGTTTCAGGCCGATGAGTCCATCCGAGGCGAAAGCATGGGGCGGGGACTGGGGCGTGATGGACTGCACCGAAGAAGGACGTGGATACCCGGTGACAGCCGTGATCTTGGAATAGCATGGCATGAAGTAAGGCGCAACCAAGGAGGGGAAAGCATGAGCGAAGCGCCGATTGTCTATGACGGTTACTGCGGTTTAGGGGGATGGAGCGAAGGATTCCTCGCGGCCGGGTATCGATGTATCGGCTTCGACATTGAGGCGCACGACTACGGCTCAGGCGGCTATCCCGGTGAACTGATCCTCCGCGACATGCGCCAGGTCCACGGCAGTCTGCTCAAGGATGCGGCGTGTCTGGTGTTCTCGCCGCCGTGCCAGGAGTACAGCTACATGGCGATGCCGTGGGAGAGAGGCAAGCAGATCGCGAGAGCGTTACAGGGGCAGGGCCAGTTTTCGGCTGGCTACCGCGGATCGCGCACTATCGAGCAGTTGAACGAGCTATTCAATGCCTGCTACCGCATCCAGCGTGAGGCTTGCGAAGCTGCCGGCCGCTACATTCCGATGGTGATTGAGAACGTTCGCGGGGCGCAGAAGTGGGTGGGACGCGCGAAAGCTAACTATGGCAGCTTTTACCTTTGGGGCGACGTGGGCATGGTCGACAACCGCGTGGTGGCGATTGTGGAGGGGAAGATACTGGGGCGGGGGATTGCACCAGTTCGGGCGCAGAAGCGCAACCCAGATGGCACCGCGCACGGTACCGGCTCATGGTTTGCAATCGCAGACAGCAAAGAGCGCGGTGCCAATGCAGAGAAGGTTCCCGGCTTCCGCTTAGATGGCAGCGGCGGGTCGTTCCAGAGCGATGCGGTGAAGCAGCCGGGTATCGGCGGGATGCGCGAGAACGGCAAAGGCGATGCGTGGTTTCAGGACGGCGCGGCACGGCACGGCAGCAAGTCCAACTCCCGCAAGGCCGCATCCGCCATGATCGCCAAAATCCCACTGGCGCTATCGAGCTGTCTGGCGCATAGCTTCTATCCGGTTTCTCTGTGAGCCCCCGCAAGATGCGAACAAAGTCAGCCTGGGGCGGAATGTTCCCAAAGCCAACCATCATCCGGCTCAAGGGCGATGCGCTCTCCAAACTACGGGAAGCCTGCTTCAAGCGTGATGGTGGGACCTGCGTTTGCTGTGGCCGGCCAGTCACCGACTCGGTTCCCGACTGGCATCCCCGGAAGTATGACATGATGCACAAGCGCAGCCGTGGGGCCGGCGGTGAGGACGTTCTGGACAACGTGGAGACAGGATGCCATGAGTGCCACATGCGCTTCCATACTGAGGGGCGATGAGAGAGCGCATGGGTGAGCGGGCAGCGTGGACAGCCTTTGTCGAGGGTGGCTCCCCGGCTCGGGAAAACAAGTATGGCGCCGTGCGTTCCAACGGCTACGCATCCAAGCATGAGGCGGCAGCGGCGGTCAACTATCAGGCTCTCGCCCGCGCCGGAAAGATCAAAGACTATCAGGAGCAGATGCGGATTACCCTGGTGCCCGGAGACGGGAAGCTCAGGCCGGTTGTCTACGTGGCAGACTTCTATTACGTGGACCTTGACGGCACTCCGCACGTGGTTGACGCCAAGGGATACAAGACGGCCATCTACCGTCTCAAGAAGCGTCTTGCCGCTCTCCTGTTGGGCATCACCATCGAAGAAGTCTAAGGCCAGAACGGTTCCAAATGTGCCGTTCCATTCCCCGGAGCGGGTCACAGGAAAGACACACCGGGGGCAATTCCCCTCGGCATCTAGGGGATTGTCTGTGCTGTTCTTGCAGCTCTCTTGGGTTCTTATGGCGTCTGTTTTTGTTGATGCCTTAATGGACCTGGACGTATTGCCCTTTGCTGGATCGACTACCAGCCCGGAGCCAGGCAAACCATCACCCCGATGGAACAGACTTTCAAAACCAAGACAATCGACCGGGCGCCATGCCGGTCTGATCCCTTTCAGGCCCCTATACCTGAGATTGAACCTGCAATGCTTGTGCGGTCTGGACCTGGCTGCTCGCTCCTGTACGCTCCAGAGTCTCCGGGGAGGAAGTCACCATGCCGGAGAGCGGCCCAGGCGCACGAAAGCGGGAACCTTGACGAGATACGAATTGTCATGGGAACTGTTTTCATAAGCTCTTGGCAACAAAAGTGTAGCATGGCGAATCTGAATGGTGGTAAACTTTATTTGCGGGGTGGTCCGTCTAACCACTCCACTGTTTTCGTGACTCTTGGCCGATAGCGAAACAACCGACACCCCGCAAACTCTCTGGACCGCCTCTTAGCCGGGGCGGTTTCTTTTTGAATCTCCCCTGCCATGTTCGAAGCCTCCTTCGAAGCCTTTCGAAGCACCATTTAAACGTAAATATATCAACTAAATGCGCTAGTGGTCGCGGCCAAACCGAAGAAAGTGTACACTATTGGCCTTCTAAAATCTGCGATGCCTTGATTTCTGCATCCCGCGCGATACCAAGCACCTCATTCAGTGCGCCAATCTGCGCCAGAGCGTTCAAGGTCGCCACGATGATCTGAGTTTCATCCCGCTCATGGGCATCTTGCGACATGGCGCCAAGGCGCTGCTGCTGGAGTTGCATCTTCTCAAGGGTTTTCACAACGAGTCGCTGCTGCTGCCAGGCAATGATCGCCGAACGGCAGGCCTCAAAGTCAGTCGCCGGAGCATTTAAGGCAGCGAGTTCAAGCCGCTCACATTCTCCAGAATGAAACTTGAGTAAATCGCGAAAGGTGAGCGAGTTCGCGAGGTCAGCATAGGAAATTGCCAGTTGCATCTCATCCGCTTGCATATTGCCTCCTCGTGGTAGATGGTTTGGTTGTAAAACGGATCTGGCGGGGTCTCAGAGGTGATGTCTTTCATGGTTTTTCCTGTCTTGCAACGTTCGAGCGGCGGGGCGGGCGGCAATGGAAAGGGAACGAAAGCGCGGACCGTCTCCCCGGTTGTGGTTGACTGGAAATAGTCTCCGGTCTTGCGATGAATCGGCATCGGGCTAATGCAAAGTTCCTTTCATAGCCTGTTCTGCAATGAAAAGATAACGCATTACTGGGTCTTTCCATGACCTTTTGGATGGTTTTTCCATCATTCCACCGATTGTACTTCCAATTGATACATCTCTTCCACGCGGTGCGGATGTTGGGAGTTATGGAAAATGTTGACCGCTCCACACCCAGGACAGGTGATTTTAGCGCTGAACGGGACTGCGGATACGGTAAGCTGTTTATGGCAGTGCATACATGCGGAAATCCAACCAGATTCAAACCTCATTATGCCCTTTCTCTTAGGAGCGTAGATCGGCATCTATTGAAAGCCGAGCTAAGGAAAGCCGGGATATCGGAGCAGGAGTTTTGCGACGCGTAGGGAAAGCGCTCGCAGGCTACAAGTTCGGGACTTTCGACTCGGAACGTCTCCTGTTCCCATCTATCATCAGCGGATCTATCACATGGAACAGATTCTGACAGAAACTGCCCCAGGCGAACCATTAACACCGACTGGATAGCGTCCCTGATATTGCGGTTTGCTTCTGCCTTTGTCTTTCCCTGTGACATGCATCCCGGGAGCTGCAAGCATTCGGCGACGATATAGCCATCTTCGCCCTGCCTAAAGACAACCGTTAGGACGGAACCTGGATACACATCTTCGGTCTTATTGTCGTTTCGACAAGAGCCTGCGAGAAAATCAATCATAGGCACCATCCGATGACGAGCCCGGCCACGATGAGGACGGCCAGCACGTAAGGGTCAAACTGCATCCTGGTGTTCATTGGCTTGCCTTCTCCAGCTTAGTCGCGGCCACTACATCCTCAGTTTCGGGGCGGGTGGGTTCGGCCATCTTGCCGCCGTATTGGGCGCCGGGCCCGCAGCCGTATAGTTTGCTTGTGACGTGCGTCCAAAGGCCGAACCAATCAGCCTGCTCGATTTCTTTACCGCAATTCGCGCAATTCATAGCTTCACCTTCCTGTTATTGAGAAACGTTGTTATTTCCGTCCTGGAGAGTCGGTAGCTTTTCCCGATCTTGCGCCTCGGCAGCTTTCCGGCCTTGATCCAGCGCAATATCGTCATGGGATTGAGCTGCAAAAGCTCTGCGGATTGGGCTACAGTCATCCATTCCTGAGGTTTGGTGATCATGGGGTACCTTTCATGTTGCCGACGCGCTGTGAGGCATCTGGGAGCCGTGGTGGTTTAGGGTGCTTTCCTGCCTTCCATGAGCCACTCCCCATCGGTAAGAGGCTCGATGAGTGTGTATCCTCCCCGGTCTCCCCGGCGATGAATCTCGAACCGTTCCGGCGCGAGGTAATCGTTATCAGGTCCCAGCCGAATGTAATCATCGGCAAGCTGTAGTGCTTCAAGCTGTGAATAGACCGCTCCAAGGATTTGAAAGACGCCATCCGCTCCAGTTGCAATCAAGATTCCGTATTCCATTTGCCAGATCTCCTGCCCCACATCTCCGTGAGCGGTTCATGTGCGCGTTTAGTGTGATATTGCACTGCGGTTGAACTGCGAATCGTTAGCGGACTGCATAACGGGCGAAGTTGATGCGGAGATTAGCCGTGTGCTCAAATTGGCGCCGGAGCATATCATCCAGTTTGGATTCAAGTTCTGACTTGCTCAGCCCGGTATAAGGATTCCTGATCGCTGTCTGCATCGCCGTTTCTCCTCTGAACTGAATCCACTATAATCTATATGTATTCCAATGTAAAGTAAAATATGCAAATGTTATCAAACTATCACAAACATGCACATATGAAAGGGCTTGACACGTTGAATACAAGGGGTACAAGGCTCTTAAAGGTTTATGCTATCTCTAGATATATATAACGATCAGGAGGATGGCTTGAGCTACGACGATATGCTGAATGCTATGGATGAAGAGAAATTAGGACCCGAATCAGTCCTAGAACTCCGAAAGACACGCCTCGTTGAGGGCATAGTCGATGGGAAGACGGCCTCTCAAGCAGCGCTCGAGGCTGGTTTCGGCTCCGGGGCAAGCAGAACTCCTTGGAAATTGATCCCTCCAGACGAGATGCGGGCAAGATTCCAGCAAATCGCTGAAAGGCAAGGTCTTACGCTTGATCGCATCGGAAATAAGATAGTTGAACATTTGGACGCCCGAGCGAACCAAACGCTTGAGGGCAAAGAGGTTGTGCAGTCGGACGCGCCTGATTACAAGGTGCAGCAAAAGGCTATAGATCAGCTCACCGGGCTGCTTGGAATGCAGGATGCGGCTAAGGCGATGCATGCCGGATCGAGTATCACGCTGAGCGTATCTGGGCCAGCTGCTGAGCGCCTGGCGGCTATGCTGGGTGAGTAGTAATGTGAGCATTGTACACACCCTCTGTGTACAATGCTCACATGGGCAAGACAAGCGTTCCGGCGTGGCGATGTGATCAATGCGGCTACTCGTGGATTATGACCGAGCTGTACCCGTCGCATTGCGCGTCCAGGGCCTGCCGATCTCGCAGATGGGATAAGGGTGCAAAGCCCAGCACGCCTCACGTGCCTGCTGCTGCGCCGGCCAAGGCTGAATGGTCCTGTCGGCACTGCGGAGCCACCGGACGCGTCCTGCACGGCGACAAGCCTGTTTGCGCACGCTGCCTCAAGCCTGTCTAGCTAATCCACCCTCGCTCCTCCAATCCTCCACCACTCAACACCACAGCTACGCTCGAACTGAGCGGCGGCGCGACTGCGTTTGCGCGGAAGGTTGGAGTCCCAAGCCGAGGCGCCGGGGTGGCCCGACCCTGCCGGGGGTACTGGTGGCGGGAGTCGGCGGCACATGGTCACGCCCGCGACATAGAAAATTCTGGACAAAAACTGAGGCGGTGTTACACTTGTCACATGGACCTAAATATTCGCAACGTTGACCCTGATCTAGTGAAGGCGCTGAAGGCTTTCGCATTGTCGCGCGATCTGACTCTTCGCGACTTCTGCCTATCGTCGCTGCGCACCGCGGTGATTATCCACGAGGAGCCTAAGAATGGTTGTGTGAAGTGTGGTTCGCCGGGGCATGACGAGTCGGGCTGCATGAATGGCGACCGCACGTATAAGGGACTTCGGGATGTAGAACAAGAGGCTTGGAGGAAACTTCATAGAAACGCCTCGCCATTCTAGCTCCACGCGCGCCACAAAAAAATTACCACCAAAACCGGGAGCGGTTATGATGCTCTTGAGGTGACGCATGGCAAGATTGACAGCAGCGCGGCGTAACGCACTCCCCGATTCAGCATTCGCGGGACCGAATCGCACATATCCGATTCCAGACAAGAGCCACGGTATAGCCGCGGAGCGTATGGGACGCCCGAGTCCGCAATTGAGGGCAAGCATTGACGCAAAGGTTGCGAAGAAGTTCCCAGGCCTTGGCGACGCTGTGCGGAGCATGAAGAAATGATTTATCTAGCCGAGTTGATAGTGGCGGCGTGCATCCTTGGCTTTGTGGGACTGATTCTCGCTGGCATAGCCTCGAATATCGCGGGGAAAATAGCTGATCGGTTGCGCTAGTGCAGATCACTGATAAGAACGTAGGCCGCTACCTCGAATGGTGGCACGCAGAGCGGCACAAGGCGCGCATAGACCTCGTGTGGCTGTCGAATGTGGTTCTTGGGTACCCGGATGTGTCCGAGCGGGTGCATGGGCCGATTCTGGCGGCGTTGCAGAAGTTTCCGGGGGCGACTGAGTTCCATAAGACGGTGGACGATTACAGGGCTGCGATGGAGGGCAAGGTTCTATGGGAGCCAAAGTGCAAGATGGATTTGCTGCCACCGAACGAGGGGTTCGAGCAGAGCCGGGACAATCTGATTCTGTTTCCTCGCGGGCATATCAAGTCGACACTGGTTACGATCGCTCACAGCATCATGTGGATTTTGAATTACCCGAATGTCCGAATTCTCCTGACCACCGCAACAGAGACGCTGGTCACAAGCATCATCATCGAGATTCGCAACCACTTCATTCTGAACGATCAGTTGCGGCTGCTTTTCCCTGAGTTGTGCCCGGTGGCGAAGGACGGGAAGGTGCCGGATTTGGGGAATTTGAGCGGGTTTACGTGTCCGGCGCGGGACAACAACAACAAGAAACTGGGTCCGGGCGGCAAGGAGCCGACTGTTCTTGCATCCACGGTGGGCTCGGCGATCACCGGGTATCACGGGGATGTGCAGAAGTCGGATGATCTGGTGGAGAAGATCAATTCGAGCTCGCAGAATGGGATTGATGAGGTAATCCGGCACGCGGGTTCGATGGGCGATCTGCTGGAGAAGTACAACACGGAGGATGTGGAGAAGCCGCTGAAGGGCTGGACGGACATGGTGGGCACTCCTTGGGATTTCTCGGATTTGTACCAGGTGCGGCGGAACGATCACGCGGCGCGGCGGACGAAGGGGCTTCCGGATGCGTTCAACTTGGTGGTGCGGAGTGCGGCTCCTAATTGGCCAGAAGGACCCTTCCTGTGGCCCGAGCGGATGGGATATGCGGCGCTGAAGGAGATTGAGGACGATCCCATGAAGGGGCCGGCGCAATTGGCCGCCCAGTACCTGATGAATCCGATTGTGGCCGGCCAGGGGCTCATTGACGACGTGAAGCAGTTGATCTGGACGCCTGAAAAAGTGATGGATCAGCTTTTGCCGAGGATGAGCCTCTATGCTGCGCTCGACGTGGCAGGCATGGAAGACGTGAAGGGGCATGATTCGGACTTTACTGTGCTGACGGTGGGCGGGTTTGCCAATGCGCGGCTGTACGTGCCGTTCATGCTGTATGGGCGTCCGCCTGTTGAGGAGGTTATCGAATGGATTTTCAGGGTGTTCGACATGTTCCCCGGTATCGTGAAGTTGAAGATTCAAAAGCAAGCGCTCGAAAGAGTGTTGCTGGCATCCCTTCGGCGGGAGATGTCGAAGCGCGGGCGATTCCTGCCCATTCAAGCCGAACCTGCGGACAATCAGCAGTCCAAAAAGTCGAAAATTCGGGGACTTCGCCCCTGGTTTCAGGCGGGGAATATTCGTTTTTCAGATTCATTGCCGTATCGTACCGCGATCGAGACCGAAATCAAGGGCTTCCCGAAATACCGGCACGACGACTTCCTGGATACGCTGACAGATTTGATGCTGGAGGGCAAAGGCGTGAATTCCGGGGTGCTGTCGAGCCGAACCGAGGAATATAACGTCCCGAGCGCGCTTCGAGACCCGATTTCGCTGCTTTTGGCCGAGCATTATCAGGACGAGGACCAGTTTTACCCAAAGGTGGACCATGACACAGGGTTCCCGGCGTGATACCGTTTGGATTGAAGAGGTTTATCGAATGGTGATGGCGCATAGGAAAGGTCCCGCTCCTGCCCATACAGATGATGAATATTTGGCTTTCGATCCCGGTGCGGCCGACGACTTCCCCGCAGAGGTCGAAGCGCGAAAAACGAAGCTCGTCACGACCCGCAAGGAGCATACCTGTTTCGGCTGGAAGGGCGACATGCAACACCCAATTCCAGCAGGCACGAGAGCTTTTCGAGAATCAGGAAAATGTGAAGGCCACTTCGGTACCTCCTATATGTGTCTTCCGTGCGTTGATATCTGCCTTGAACCTGAATGGTGGTAAAGTGAGCCAATGGTCACTGTAGACGCGAATGCCCCGCCTCCGATGGTCCCAAGTCCGGCATCGGACGCCAATTCTGCTCCCCCTCTTGGCGGGTATGAGCAGCGAACCAGCGAAGGCATCCCGATTGGCGGCGGCGAATGGTCGGCGGAGGAAGCCAAGCGCATCGTACTGGGCGACTTCAATCGCGCGGCGAGCGACCGAGCGACCAACTACGAGACCAAATGGCAGAATGCAGCAAGTATCTATGCGGCAGTGCGGAACGGCGAGAAATACTGGGACGGTTCACGGACTCCGCGCGCCAACATGCAAATCTGGCACGCATTTACGCAGGTCAACGCCCTACGACCGCAGTTGATTGACGCGATCTGCGGGGCTGACCTTGATTTCGACGTGGAAGCGGCGTCAAGCGGTACGACCATCACCCAGTTGCACCAGGTCCGCGCTCTCATGCAGGATCAGTTGAAGTCTTTGGGAGGAATGGTAAAGTTCCAGAGCTTCCGCTCCTGTGTGGACCGAATGACGGAGGATGGCGTCGTTCTCGGCAATGGCATCTGGGAATGGGGATGGGACGGGCCGCGCACAGAGATGGCGATCAACTGGCAGCGCATGGTTGAGCCGGAAGTGGCAATGGGCGAGCATCCCATGCTGCCGGGGGTCCAGATTCCCATGCACACCGGGCGCACGGTAAGCTATGCGAAGCAGTTTTATAAGCCGGAGACGGTAAGCCAGTTCTTTCTCGATCCGGTTGATTTGATGGACTTCTACATCGACCCGAATTGCCGGTCAACTAATCCCCAGCAGGCAGGTTTTACGATTCGCCGCAAGATGATGACCATTGCGGAACTGGCCAGTTATCGCGGGCAGGATGGCTTCGATATCCCCCACGATGTGACGCTATATCGTCTCTCGCAGCAAAAGACTTTCACGGACGGCGACACCACCCGGCAGGCAATTCAGAGCTATCGAGGGGTCAATTATCAGCCCGGACAGGATCAGTCGGTTGATCCGAGACTGGCGCGGGTAGAAGTGCTGCGATATTGGCAGCGCGATCATCATGTCTGGCTGATTGGCCGCGAGCATGTGGCGAGAAACATGCCGAATCAGTATCAGGCGATGCCATTTCTCAACTGGTGCTATGTCAACGCCCTGGGCAGCTTCTACGGATACTCGATCCCCGAATTGCTGGAATCTGGGCAGAAGCTCAAGAAAACGCTCATTGACGGCCGCCTGGACGAGTTGAACCTTATCCTGCACCCTCCATTCATCACCAAACTGGGCATGGCGCGGACGCAGAGCAAGATGAAATTGCGGCCAGGTGCGAACTGGGAAGCGGAAGACCCCAGCAAGGATGTGGTGCGGCTCGAAATGGGCAACGTCACCCAGCAGGCGTTTACGGAGGTGCAGATTGTCGAAAACAACGACCAGAAAGTTACCGGGATCACGGACCTCGCCGTTCTTGGTTCGCCTTCATCTGGCGGTAATTCTGCCAACCGAACAGCGACTGGCGTTCAGGCGCAGACTAATGCGAGCAATACGCGCGTTCATGGCCTCGTGGCGAATATCGAGGATCAGACCTTAAGCCCAATGCTCACCCAACTCTGGCAGTTGATCTGTATGTTCATGGACCCCCAGCAGATTCTGACGATCCTCGGACCCGATGGGCAGAACTTCCAGGTTGACCCAGTGGACATTCTCAATGCAGACCCCAAGTTCAAGCTCAAGACCGCGAACAACATGAAAATGCGGGCGGCGATGCAGGGCGGTGGCCTTCAGACTTTGACGCAGTACGTGCTCAACCCTGAAATCATCACCGCGATGGGCGAGCAGCAGCAGAAGACGCTCGATATTGAGCAATTCACCGAGTTCTATCTGGATGTTTACAACGTGAAGGCGTTCAACCTTTTCCGGCCCATGACCCCGCAGGAGATGCAGGCCCAGCAGCAGCGCTCGCAACAGGCCGGCCAAGAGAAGATGGCGCTTCAGCAGCAGCGCCTTGGCGCCATGTCGCAAGATGCCCATGAGCGGGATGAAACGCAGATCATCGTGGCGACCTTGAACGCTCTGGCGCAGATCGGGGCGCTGAATGAAGTGCTGGGCATTGCGCGGGATGCGGAGATCAAGGCATCGCAGATTTTAGAAGGCCAATAAGGAGGAAACAAAAATGGCATCGCCAATTCTCAAGTATTTCGCTTTCGACCACTTGCCCTCACATTTGCAGGAAGTATCAAAACCTATCGGAGAGATGGCCGTCGCATTCGACACCACCCTTCCAGACGGAGCGGAGAAGTCTGCTGGACTTCGCAAACTGCTGGAGGCCAAGGATTGTTTCGTCCGTGCGAAGTTGGGATAAAATGCAGCCGGACGAAATGCAACTGGCCATCAGCTACGCCGACCTCGCCAATTCATTAGCCTTCCGCGATTTCCTGCAATTTCAGGCAGCGGAGTGCGAACGGCTGGAATTGGCGGCATTGAACGCCCCCGCTACTGACTTCGAGGCTTGTCGCTCGGCGATCATTGCCTGGCAGCAGCGGCGATTGGTAATCAAAACCCTTGAGCAGACCGTGATGGATTCGGCCTTTGCGCTAAAATCAGCAGAACTGGAGAATGAAGATGCCCGACCCGATCCAAGCAGAACCGACCGTTCCGGCTGGTAGCGGAGACGCAGATTTTGACGCAGCACTCTTAGAAGCTGGCGCACCCGCCGAACCTGAGCCCGTTGCTGACCCTCCCGCTGCCGACCCAGCGACTATGGACTCTCCGGCACCGGACCCCGACTTTACCTTCGCCACGCTCGAAAATGGGCAGCGCGAGATGCGCCTCGCTACCGGGCAGGTCTATCGCGGCAAGGACGATACCGAGCTATACGCGCAGCTTGCCAAGGCCCAGGTTGCCGCTTCCCGGCGCATCACCGAGCTTTCCCGAACTCCTGAACCCGTTGCGCCAGTGGCCCCGGTTGCCGCTCCCACCGTTGATCCAACAGCCCTCGCCATTGCCGACTTGATGGCCCCGGCGTTTGGCGTCAAGAATGGCGCAGAATTGGTGGCCGCATTTGCCAAACAACAGGAAACGGCGCAGGCTCAGCAGGAGTTCATGGCAGCGCAGCAAGCCAACTTCGAGGCAGCTAACTTCTTCCGCGCCGTGCCCGAGTTCTCGAAATCACAGGCCGATGCCGACAAAATTGACCAGTTCCTGCAATCGAATCAGCTTCCCTTCAATGCAAAGACGGCGGAAATGGCCTACTACACGCTCAAGGCCAAGGGCGAGATGAGTGTTGCTCTTGCTTCCCCGGCTCGCCCGGCCGCGCCCAGGAATGCGATGCCCCCGCCTCCCGCCGGGACTGCCCCCGCCAACACAGGGAAAGGTGCGCCAACTGAGACTGATCTCTGGGCAATGAGCGCCGATCAGTTGCAGGAATTGCTGACAGGGGGGAGCACGCAGTAAATAAAGTTTGCAGAATTGCGGGAATTGTGTTTATCTTTAGCACAGCGAAGTGAAGGCGACCCCGCCACCGAGCTAAGCACTCCGAGTGACCCCCGGAAGTGGATTTGCGGTAAAACGCTGACCATCATTCCTCACCTCGGAGATATGCTATGCCCGCAGTTCCCGTTGGAACAACTACGAACAATCCGGGCCTGTTGCATCAGGCATCCGCGATCTACTTCGTGAAAAAGGGACTTGACCGCCTCATGCCGGAGCTTTACTTCTGGCAACTCGGCTTCAAGGTTCCCCTGCCCCGCAATGTGGGGCGCACGATTCAGATGTTCCGCTTCAATCTCCCCGGCCAGAACACAGTACCGGCGGCAGAAGGCGTGAACCCCAACCCAGTGCCACAGTCCAGCTATCCGATTACCTCGATTGTCGAGCAATATTCGGATTACATGGACTCCTCCACCCTCTACGACGAGACGGACATCAACTCCATCGGTGCGGCTGCGCAGATGGTTGAGGATTTGTCCTTCCGCGCTGCGCTCTCGACCGATTCGATCACCCGCGCGGAGATTGATTCCAATACCGCCTACACCGTGCCGACCATCGGCGCGAACCTCTCGGTTGCCGACTTCAAGGCGAACACGAGCCTGATGAAAGGCTCAAATGTGCGGCCCTACGGTTCGGGCGACTGGATGGCGGTCATTCATCCATACGTCGAATACGACATTATGTCGGACAACACGGCGGGCGGATTCATCGACTGCATGAAGTACCAGAACGGCATGAAGTTGCTGAATGGCGAGATCGGCAAGGTGGCCGGTTGCCGCATCATGTCTTCCACCAACGTCAACATCACAGGCACCGCCCCGAACCAGCTTTTCTCGGCGTATGTCTTCGGCTATCAGAGCTTCTGCGTGATTCCGCTGGCAGGCTCTGGCCCCTCGACCGTCACCGACCCCAAGAATCAGCGGTTTAAGGTTTCGGTGGTCAAGCCCGGAATCGGCCCCAGCAATCCAACCGGCGAAATCGGCACCATTGCAAGCTACCGCTTCGTGATGGCGTCCAAGATCACCGATCCTCAGCGTATGCGCATCATCACTTGCGATGCGAGCTTGGTCTAAAGGAGACCCTATGGCAAACGGCAACAGTCCTTATATCGCAAAAGCCGCAGGGAATCTCGTCAACCCGACCTCGGGAACGCTTTTCCTTCAGGCTCCGTCGCCCATCGCTACCGTCGCGTCAACCCAAGTCCTGAAGGTGGCCTACGCCACTTATCGCGGCTATAACCAGACCGGCTCTGGCGTGTCGAATCAGATCGACCTGGTGGAATTGATCGTTCGGGCGGCTGGCCGCGTGACCTACGGCGTGTCCGGCACCTTCATTCCGACGCTGGTTATCGGCGCGGTTGGGACGGGGCCGAACTTTCTCGCCGCCACTTCGACCAACAACGTCGGCGCGCTCAGTGCTGCCACGGCATCCGCCGCAGGTACGGGGATCTGGCAGATTGCGGCTAATCTCTACTGGGACCCCAATACCGGCGTTATCTCGGGAACCATCTCCGGTTCGGAGACGACCCTCGTGGCGGGCTCGGCGGCGACGACCTTGACGGCATCGGCTGCGATCACCCCGCTGACCGGCTACCTGACCACGCAGGCGGTTTCAACCCAGTCCAATACCACGGTGGTGGCTATCCCGGCACCCACAGCGGAACTCGCCCTCTTCTTCGCGATTTCAGGTATTTTCAATACCAGCAACGCGAACAACGTCGCGATTCAGGACGTTCTACAGACCGAAGCGGTCTAGGAGTAATTCATGCCAAGCGCAGGAATGATTCAACCCGGCTACACGAAGCTCACCAGCGGCACCGCCCTGGCGACCGGAAACACCGCATCTTTCGTGCTGCCCTATGCGGACGCCTATCGCCTCTTGCTGGCCATTGGCACCGTGAGCGGCACTAACCCGACCTTTGACGCGGTTCTTCAGGACTCGCCCGACGGCGGCACCACCTGGGTCAACCTGCCTTTGCGGTTCACGCAGGTTACGGCGACCGGCACCGCTGCAACCGATCCTTGGATTATCTTCAAGATGGTCTCGATTTCGGATGCGGCCTCGGCTGGCGTAACGGCTGCGACCGGAGGCGCGACCGCAACCAATACGCCCGTCAGCGTCAAGTTTGTGCGGCTGGCTTATACCGTTGGGGGCACTGCAACCCCGACGATTCCGTTCACGCTCTACGCCAACACCATCAATCGCGGGCAGATTGGTTTATAATTTTCTCCCGTAGCAAGCAAAGCGGCCTCTTTCGGGAGGCCGTTCTTGCATTAGGATAGTTGCATGAGTTCACCGCAGGTAATCGACAGCGCGAAACTGGACCGGCAGATCGAACGCGCCATCCACGATAGCGAGATTGAGCGCCAAGCCGACGCCTTGCAGGATGCCGAATCCAAGCGCCTCGCCGCGGTTGAGGGCAAGGACGGCGGCGTTGATACGACGTCGGCGCAAGAGCAGTTGGGCCGACCGCTCACCCGCCAGCAGATCATCGACCGGCTCACCCGACTGAATCCGAATCTACGGTTCTTCCAGTCGATTAAATATCCCACCATCGGCGCGGTTTACCACTACGACGGAGTGACGAATCTGGACGACTTGATCTATTCTGGCCTTCGTCACATCGTCGGGATGGAATGGACCGGGCTAAGCCCCGAATTCACGGTGCGCAAGGTAGCCGATGACAGGTTCGGCGTCAAGCGCATGGTTGGGCAGATTCGCGGGTGGCGGATGGTGCTCCAGCGGCTCATCAAAGAGCGGCTTATCACCATCGAAGGCGCCGAGCGCGAGTTCGCCATTTCCAAGGGACGCGACTCGCAGCGGTGGTATGAAGTCCTGTCGTGATACGATTTCGTTGAATGGAGTTCTCATGGCATGGCCCAAAGGAAAATCGCGCAAGCCGCAGGAGGCATCAGTGCAAACCGAAGGACTCAATGAGCCAATTCTTGAAGCGGCTGTGACGCAGGCAGTTACCCCCTCGACCGGATCCAATGACCTCGTGGCTGCTTTTATCGCCGCCATGCAGCAGATGAGCGCCGAGAACCGCGAAACGACCCTCGCCGCCATCCGGGAACTCAAGGCTCCATCTGCGGAAGATCAGGAGAAGGCCGACCGCGAGAAGCAGCAACTCATGGAGCAGACTCTGCGCCGGGTCGAAGCGGCCAAGGCGCAGGAGGCCGAGATTGCCGAGCGGCAGGAATCTTGCTCACACGCGATGCCCAATGGCCAGACGAATTTTCGCGGCCAGGTGCTCTCGAACGGCTGGGCGCATGTGTTTTGCTCGCACTGCCACAAGAGCTACGATTTCGAGGCTACCGACGTGGAAGCCAACAAGAGCGGCCTCAATGTCGATAAGTGGGGGCCGAGCGCGCACGCGATCATCCGCAACCGCGTTGCCGCTTCCCGCAACATCACCCCCCCGCCGGTGCCGCGTGTTCCGGCTGGCGCAACCATCATCTTTGGATAAGGAGTTTCAAATGAGCGATCCATCTGTTCCGCAGGGAGCACAACCCGTCGATGGTTTCTATGTGGAGAAGGCCACTGAAACCTATGGCCGCAACCACCAAACCATTTATGTCCTTGACGGGAAATACTACATCAACGGATATGAATTCGCTCAGAAGCAGGACGCGGAGAACTACGCCTATTCAATGAATGGAGCGCTTCCTCCCGGTGCCGAGAAGCCCCTCACTCTTGAAGATAGATTCGATGCGGTTCTTCGCTGGCTGCGCGATATTCACGGCATTCACTTTCCTCCGCATCTCGCCCCGGCGCCGCTCCCATCTGAAGCGCCAAAGGAACCATTGCCGTCCATTTCGCCGAAGGAATAGATGCCCACTCTCTCCACCAATCCGAGCGCCCCTGTCGGCATCTTTGCGCCGTCGTCGATGAAGTGGCAAGACATCTTCGACTTCACGCGCCGACAGGGCGCATCCTCGGTCCAGGTGTCTCCCAAAGACACGCTAATCATCTGCCAATTGGTATCGAGTCGCATCTGGACGGCGCACTCATGGCAGTTCACGCTGACCACCACGCCGAAGATCGAATGCGTCAACGGACAGCAGAACTACCCTATGCCCGCGGACTGCTATCGGCTCGTCAAGGCATGGCTGCGCTATCCGCAGCCCATCGCAGGCTCGTCGAACACTGTCCCGCCCTTTGACGACCCGGCTTACTGGGCGCTGCAAGCAGCAATCCTCTCGCAGCAATATGTCCAGGGGCAGGATGTGACAGTTGACTCCCCTGCCTTCTTTTTCTACCCGCTAGACGTGGTAAAGACGCTGGACAACAACCTTTACCCCAACACGGCCCAGCGGATTCGGCAAATCACGCAGATTGGGAACTCTGGGACATGGCGGCTCAGCAGGGCGACCTACGTTCCAGCCGACCAGCCCTTTGAACTGTTCGGGCAATATCAGCCATTCGCGCCTAAGCTGGCCGATCTCGGCAAGCTGCTCTGGCTGCCCGAGAACTATACGAACCTTGCGGAGTCGGGCATCCTTTACTATCTCTACAAGGCCAACAACGATCCGCGCGCCGGGGCAGCATCGTTCCAAGACGATCGCATGGTCTATTCGGGTCAGTTGGCTGTGTGGATGGGTGAGATTGAATCAGCGGCAGAGGAAGAGCGCGAAGGTTCCGTGGATACGTTTGTTCCCGAAGACTCGTTGGGCGCAGAAACTTGTGGACAAGGTATCTGGATTCCGTAAGATGATCTAGGAGGATTTGAAAATGCATTATCGCAACGGACGTGAAGCAAAGAATGGCGACAAAATTGTCAAGTTGGAAGGCGGGAAAGTTGTGTCTTTTGGTGTTCTCCATAGCGCGACACCGGGGACACCGGGGAACGACTACTGCAATGGCAATATCGCCGCGATTCAGCCCCCGAATGACTACGCATGCATGTGCGACTGCCTGCACGTAAACGACGTGGCTGAAGTTCTCGCAGACAAAGGCTTAGACAAGCGGCCCGAAGGCAAGTAAAGATCGATGGAGAGGTGTGGGGATGTCGGTTTCAGTAACGGTGAACGTCAGTTCCCTTTCGGGCGGGTTAACACCCGGCGCATACATCCTCATCACGCTGCTCAACTGCGGGTCTGAGCCATCGGTAGTCAATACTTCTACCCCGGCCCCGATCACGCAGAAGTTCTACCCATTCAACGGCGTGGTCATCTGCACGCTCTATGACAACATTACGCAGATTTGCTGCGACGGGAACATGCTCAGTTACTACCAGTTCCAACTGGTAAGCGGCGGCGTAACCACATTCATCAAGAACGTGGAACTGCCGCCGGGCACGTTCAATCTGGCTAACCTGGCCAACGTTACAACCCCTCCCTGGCAGGCTGGCGTGATCCAGGGGCCGACCGGTCCTCCGGGGCCAAATGGGGCTGGTGGCACGGCATTCTATGTGCAGCTCGTCGGCGCAATCGACGGAACGAATAAGACGTTTTCGCTCCCTTTCGGCAACACTCCCGCGCTCTGGGTGGTGGTGCAGAATACAGTGATTGTCAGCCCGTTCCTGACCACGCCCTATGGCTACACCACGCTGAACAATACCATCACGTTCAATTCAGCTCCACAGGTGGGGGATGAACTAGAATCGCACGGCTGGTATTAGCCATGGCGGACGCCCCTCTCAACCAACTGACGTATTTGGGCATCGACAAGCCGACTCTCGGCTATCGCACTAATACGTCTCCGGTCGATGAGTCTCCGCACTGGGTATTTGGCTCTGCGAATACCATGGCTACGATTGTGGGCGAGATGGAGAAACGCCCTGGATTCGCACTGGCGGTTGAGAGCGCCTTGAGCATCATTCCCGGAATCGTCCGCAGGCTCTATACCTGGAGGCGGTTTTCTGGGTCATTCTTCGTCATGGTATCGGTTGAGTCAACGACTCCCGGCGCGCTCAATCAGGTCTGGAAGTATGAGGTTGGTGTAGACCAGTCATTCGTCAAAATCTACACTGACAATACTTCCACGAGTGCCCAGCCATTCGATTTCATCACGTCCAACAACTTCGTCTTCTTCGGCAATGCGACGACACGCCAGAACATGCGCAAGTTCGACGGAACCTTCATCAGCGATGGATATAGGGCATCGCTCTGGGGGTTGGATTTCCCGGTGACGGGTCCGTCGCGGGCGCTCGTTAGTCCAACTCCGCCTCCGGGCCTAACGTTCAACGGCACATCGCTTGTCGGAATTCCGATCACTGCCGGAAACTATACAGTCACGTTCACGGCTACCGATCTTGCAGGCGACACGGTTTCGCAGTCGCTGCCATTCGCAATTTCCGCACCTACGCTCGACTGGCAGTCGGTTTCCGGCCCCATAGCCTTCGGGGAAAAGGGCATCGCCTATTCTAGCTCAGCGATGCAGGCCTGGGGCGGAGCTCCCGCGTACGGTTATGTGGTTGCTTCGGGCGCCATTCCTCCCGGCCTCACTATCGATCCGGTTACAGGCATCCTTTCGGGTACGCCTACCGCGTCTGGGAACTTCACTTTCGCGATAAGGGTAACCGACTCGGCAGCTACGACTCTCACCCGAGTATTCTCGGTATTCATCGGCAACCCGACATTAGCCATCGCGCCTCCTGCCCCGAATACAGGGACCATCGGCACTGCCTATTCGGGAGCCGTAACTCCCGCAGGAGGCACAGCGCCCTATGCGTTTATCGTGGTTGCGGGAAGCCTGCCTCCGGGGATGCTCATGGATGCGCTCGGCCACGTAACAGGAACGCCTTCAGTTTCCGGTATATATCCAGTGACCTTTCAAGTCACCGATAGCCTTGGCGTGTCCAATCATGCATCTGCCACCTTCACTATTTCTTCCACGGCGCTCAACATCGCCACACAACCATCCCCGCCGGCCGGGAAGGTTGGATACGCCTATAGCTTCACGCCATTTGCCAGCGTCGGTATTGGAATCCAAACAAGTTCATCTACCAATCTAACGATTTCCGGCGATTGGGAGCATGTTGGCACTCAGGTAAGAACTCATTTCGAACCGGCTACCACTGCACTTAGCGACCTTCTATTTTCTGGTTTTACGGCGCTTCCCGCTACGGCAATCGTCAATGGCATTTTGGTCACAGCTCAACTGGTGTCACAGGGCATAAGCGGTGGCACTGTAACGCAAATTGCGCTGTATCAATCCGGCGCTCCTGCGGGGACTATCAAGACTCCTGGGACTGGATTCACCCCAGCGCTAACTACCCAGACATGGGGCAGTCCTACCGATATGTGGGGGTTGAGTCCCTCTGATCTGCTTGCCCTTGTGAACAATCCCTCTGCCGGAGTTTCCATTGCTGTGAATGTAGGGCCGAGAGTGTTCATAAGTGTCCCAGTCCAAATGACCGTGTATTATTCAATCCCCCCCGCGGGCGTCACCGTCACGGCATCTTCTAATGGGATAACTGCTCAAACGGGATATGCCTACGGGCAGACCTTTACTTCGATCTACGGACACGAGTCTTCGATGTCGGCGCTCTCTGTATCAACGGGAATTTTCACCGATCTCGCCGTGCAGACCAACGTGCTTTCCTCTGCCGATCTTCAAGTGAATGGTATCAACCTCTACAGGACGACAGACGGCGGCGATATGGACCCAGAAGCCATGCGCCTTGTGGCCTCTCTGCCTAATGTCGATGCGTCCTACACCGATTCAACCCTCGATATTGATCTCGGCTTTCAGACAGGCCCCGCGCTCTATGTGAATGACCCTCCACAGCCGCTAAATGGATTTGTGTGGTCAAATGGCCGCATATGGGGAAAAAATGGCGCAAATACATGGTTTACCGGGAACGAGGAAATTACGAACGGAATACCGGCCGAGTGCATGTCGGATGCCATCAACGGCAATTATTATGCTTGGCCGTCGCAGGTTGGCGGCATGGCGGTAACGTCAAATGGGGTCGATATTGGGCTCGATGAGCAGTTCTGGCAGGTTTCCGGCGATTCTCTGGCTACGTTCCGTAAGTCGAAACTGTTGCAGGGCGGCGGGACGCGGTATCCAGTAAACATCCTCTCTGTGGGCGACAATGTTTACTGGATTGACACATCGAAGCAGGGATGGTCATCGTCCGATGGCGAATTCGGTGATAACATCCGCCCCGACTTGGCTTCCTTGACGCTTTCGCAAGCATTCATCGGCTTCCACAAGTCCAAACTGTTCAACTGGATTTACGTTCTCGATGCAGTGCGCTCGATTCTCTATGTCTACAACCTCGATCTGAACCAGTGGAACACGCCCTGGCTGTTCGGTGGACGCATGACCGCGATCACATCGGGCGAATTGACGGAGGGCAATATCGAACTCATTGCAGCCTTCGACGGCGGGCATGTGATGTATCTGGACCCCGACCTATTCGACGATGACGGGACGCTCTATAGGGATACGGTGGTGTCAAATCTGCTGGCCATCGTTCCGGGGCGCGGCACAATGGCGCGAAATGCAGCGGAAGTGCGCAAAGTGTCTCAGTTTGACATGGAAGTCTCGACGGTTCAGCAGGGACAGGAATACATTCCGCTCATCCCCCAATTCTTCGGCTGCATCGTGGACGACGATCCGGGCCAATCGACTCAGGACCAATTCTTTGACCTTTCCGCGAACATCTGCGACCCGCAATATCAGGACCAGACAGTCCAGAAGCGGTATATCATCCCGAAGCGCTGGATGGTTGACCAGGCGGTACCGAGTGGCAGGCGCATTGCATTCCAATCTCAGTGGGGAGAGTCCGCGGATGGATGGGTGATGTACAGTTTCGATTTGGCCTGGCGAACATGAATAATTTTCTGGCATTTCCCGACAACTCGAAGCTATCGAACACCGATGATGCGCGTCTGTCGCGTCTTGAGGCTGGCTATCCTACCTCAATCGCTGGACGGCAGACGTTCTCAAACTCGACGCTTGCGGTGCCAGCAAAAGGGGCTGTAACCACCTCCGGCACGATTGCCCCGACCGGAATCACTGCAACCGGCTCCACATTTGCATTCGTGGTGCAGGGAAATTTCGCCTTCACATCCACCGGAAGCGCGATCACAATCCACTGGGATGGATCGAACGGCTCTAAACTACTTGCAATCCGCCGTGCTGATGGGTCA